GCCAGATGTCTTACGTCTTGACGCCATGGCTTGCATCGTTTTGATGACTCGACCATGACGCCTTTGCCGACGTGCCGCTTACTTCCTTGCGGCGCAGGTTTGCCAGGAACCGTGAACGAGAAACTACTGAGGCAGTTGGGAGAAGGCTCGATCAATAGCCGAGTTCAGCAACGCTTTAGCGAGCTTAGATGCAGAAAGTTTATTCTGTTCAAACTCGATAAATTCACCGCCGATGGAGACGTTTGTCATGTTGCCGGCAGTTGCTTCTGAAAGCATGGACAGCTTTTCGGCCCTAGATGGATCTAATTCGATGCTGAGAGCTTTCATAGATCAAGAATGATTTTGAAGTTCGATCTTTTTTATCGTAGATCGAGAGCGATGGCAACACGGGGCTAGGCAACACGCAACAATGAGCACACGATGCAAAGCACTACGGAGCGGAGTTAGGCACCAGCTTCACCACGTAGGGCTGCTGGTGATGAGTCAGGGTTTTAGTCGTAAACCCAGAACGATGGCGCGACGGGACGGAACATGGCTTTACAAGGCTGTAAGTAGCGAGACGTTGCCAGGCAAAGAGTCACGTGGCGAAGCGGTAAGAGGCAGCGAGCAGCGATACAGTGCCAGGTTGAAACTCGGCCTTTACCACGAAGGGCTAGCCGAGATGGGGGACGGTCTTAGTCGTAGACCGACAGCGATGGCGAGACAGGACGGAGCATGGGATGACACGGCTACAAGTAGCGTCACGCTCGGCGGCAGAACGTCACATTGAGAGGCGGTGCCCGGTTGTGGCCCAGGCTTCACCACGAAGGGCTGCCCAGGATGAGGTGCCGGTTTATTCGTGACCGGCGGACGAGTGAAGAGAGTCGAGTCGCTACGAGATGCGCAACACCGGTAGGAGATGCACGGAATCGCAAGGTCTCGGGTCGCAGCACGTCGAAGGACGTGGCAGGGGTTGAAGCTCACCTTGACCGCATAGGGCTGGTGAACATAGGGCAGGGTTTTACTCGTAAACCCAGAACGATGGCGGAAAAGGGCAGTGCGACACTCCGAGTAGCGAGACACTGGGCGGCACAGCTGGACATAGAGGCACGTGACCCGGCGGTGAAACGCATTAGGTCCCCTTCTCGGCTCATGCACCTGCAGAAGGAGTTGAGGGCCGGTTTATTCGTGACCGGCGAACGATTGAGCGGCAATGCGGCACGTGGAGAGGCGTGACTTTGCACGGCTTGGGGTCGCAGCACGTCGAAAGATGACGCATTGGTCGAAGCTCACCTTGACCACATAGGGTTGGTGAACATGAGGGCCAGTTTGATCGTGACCGGCGAACGATCGCGAAACGAAACGAAGAGTTGCAAAGCGCGAGGTGGCCAGACATCACAGTGAATCACGACAAATCGCGGAGGCTGGGACTTACACCTGACGGATGCCCAGGGCCTCATAGATTTGGCGGCATCAGCTTTGGAAACTGCCCACCCTTGCGCTGAATCTCCAGCGCATCCCGTCGCGCACCATCTGCAGCCGACGCAATCATGGCGTGGCGTGATTGGTTCACGCTCAGCTGATCCCGCTGGTGCTGGCTGAGGTTGTCTGTATTGATGTGGGTAAACATCCGGCGCGTGTTGCGCTTGTGTTTGTTCAAGCCTTGGTAAGCCTGCCCGTTCAAATACTTGACGGCCTCTTCATCAGTCAGCACACGTAGATCGTTGCGCTTCTGCTGGAACACCAGCGGCTTGCCAATCGACAGCCGCACGGTCTCCAACCAGCCCTTCACCTGCAAGTGCTGAAAGTTGCTGGCAACGTCTGAGGAGTGCTCTAAAACGTCGTCTTTGGTGAAGAGGACGTGGAACATCTCAACGATCTTGCGTGATTCGATGGTCTGCCCCTTTTGAAGAGCACGCCAATCGACACCAGCAACACAGGTCGGGAGGCTGTCTGGATCGTTTGCGTTGTAGTTCAAAGCTCGACCTCTTGGATGTCGGTTACAGCGAAGCGTCCGTAACGTGGCCGCCAAGTGCCAAGCCCTTCAGCCTTGCCCGCCATGTTGGCGATGCGGCGCAGCTGGTCAACGCCCATGATCTCGTCGTCGAGAGTCAGATCAAACTTCGCGGACCAGTCCGGCAAGAACAGGCGGTTGACCCACACGCCGCGACCTGTGAACGCTGCTAGCTGCAGCTTTGGCTCGCGGTAGTTGAACATATCGACGGCATCCTTCGGGCCGTCAAAGATCAGCTCCGGGTTGTTCGTGACAACCACAGACCGCAGCACGTCCTTGCCTAGCTTCCACTTGGTAGCCGCGTTGCGTAGACAGCGCTGGAAGTTTGCGCCGGGCATGTAAGGACGGGCGAAGCCTTCAAAGCCGACTTCGTTGTTTGCCTCGTCAACCTCGACAGTGCCCTCCTCCATCCAATAGCCGGAGAAAAGCCAGTCAAGGATCCGCACGGCCGTGTGAACGCCGTCGGTTTTTGCTTTGCCCTTCTTGTCGGTGAAATACTGCTTTTGTTTGCAGTAGTCACCCAAAGGGTCGCTGTACTGAACGTTTGAACAGAGGAGTCCGGCAGTGCCTTGGACTTGAACTTCGAGGGCGCGTAAGGCCATTGTTTTGTGGAATGAGGTGAAGTCCGGTTTGTCGTTGCACCGGAAACGATGGCGATAAAACGAGTCGCATCACAACGCACGGGTACAAGTCACGCAGAGATGCGGGGGGAGAAAATGGGACTTACACCCCGAAGGGATGCCCATAGATCAGGCGGAAGCCTTGGCCTCTTCCTGTTGCTTTTCGAATGCCTCGCGGGCTTGCTCGCGGGCAAAGTTCAGCAGGTCGCAATGCTCCCTGGCCTTGATCTTCTTGTCCTTAACTTCTGCACGTTTCTCGACGACCATGGCGCAAGCGGCCACGGCTGCCTCTTCAATGTCGTCACCGGCTTGGTCGTACTGGCCGTACCAGACCTCGCTGCAATCGGTTGTTAGATCTTCGAGCGCCTTGTCTTGCTCTTCGGTGACGTCTTGGTGCTTGAACTGCTGCTGACGTACAACGTCAACGGCAAGCATCAAGCGGGTCACGCGGCGCAAGGAGATGCGAACGTCATTTTCTGCGCTGCGGACTTCTGCCCACAGATCTTGGTGATTCTTGAGAGTGGCTTGGTAGGCAGCGTCTTGGTCGAGGAAAGCGGAAAAAGCTTTGTAGTCCATGGTTGGAGTTGAGTTGAGGTGACCACCTCTCGGTGGCATGCCAAGAGTATGCACCCCTTTGGCATACCTGTCAACCCTTCCGCTTCGGCTTTGCCTTTTTTCTCTGTGCCTTCGTCTTCCTTGGCCCCCGTTTTTTCAGTGCTGCCAACGTCTCCTGATAGCCGGGGGGCTCAGGCACGCCCCCCTTCTTCAAGATCTCAGACCAGTTCATGCCATTTGCTTAAACCATCTGCCCGTCACCACAAGCTCGTCCAAAACCTCCTTCTTGATGGTGTAATCACCAAAGCGGTTGCCCCTGTGAACCGTTGAGTCAGGCACGATCACCTCAGCTGTGGCCCATACATGGCCGCAGTTGTCGCACTTACGTTGTCTGCTAATCGCGTTTTCGCCTGAATGGCGCACTTGCGTCACGCGACCCATCCCTCTCGTGAGTTGTGCGTCGCAATTTGGGCATTTCATAGATCACCAAGATGGCAATGTGACGGCGTAGCGATTCCAGGCTTCGTCCCAATAGGTCCAAGCGTCTTCCACGTCCGTGTTCAGTACGCGAACGGCGCCGGGTCCGGCAATCACAGTGACCAAATCGGTCACCACAAGTGATGTATGGGTTGCCAGCATCGACTGATACGCAGAGAGCTGGCTGTGAGCGGCCTGACGTTTCGCTAGTGCCGTTCTACTGGAAACCGTTTTCAGGTCGCCTAAAACAATCCGGTTGTCTTCCGTGCGTAGTAAGAAATCGAAAGAACCTGCGCAGTTTTTCTTCGCGTCATAGACCGCGAACTCATTGGCCAATACCTCGACCCCCTTAAAGATGGGGTGATCCAGTAGCGGGTCGATCCAGTCCGCCCAGCGGTCGTCATAGATCACGCCGTGGCCGTTTTGGAGCTTCATAGATCCCAGGTATTGGTCCAAGGCTTTATGGCAGGCGTTACCCCTGGCCTCCCACCCGTCGGGGCCGCCCTTGGTCCGTTCGATCGCCTCGC